GCGGGGCGCGGGCACCCTTGGTCGCCAGGTCCCACAGGCTGTTCATCGAGCTCATGCCCAACGTGGCGGTCGTGGTGTCGACCTGCGCGTTCAAGAAGGGGTAGGACGAGCGCGACAGGCCACCGTAGGTGGGCGAGATGGTCCCGTTGTCGATGACCTCGTAGACGCCATCGAAGTTCTTGAAGTTGGACCCGTCCGACCACACCCCGTAGGCCAGCTTGTCGCGCAGGTCCATCTTGGCGTTCTCACACTGCTCGACCACGTAGTTGGCCACGGCGTACTCACTGTCCGCACGGATCAGCGAACGCTGGTCGATCGTGACGTTGGTGTAGTACTCCTTCCAGTCCCACGCGCCCGAGATCTCGGTGTCGGAGGGCTCGACGTTGAGCACCTCGGGGCCGTAGAAGGCGCCGCCGGTCGACCAGGGCTGGTAGATGAACCGGGACTCGATGTGCAGACCGCCTCGGCGCACCACCTTGTTCTTCTTCCACAGCCTCCACGTGAAGGGCGACCCGAGGTAGTAGACGTCGGTCGCCTCCTCCCGCAGGATTCGCCGGGAGATGGAGGTGATTGTGTCGATTCCGGTGGGGGTGACCATGGGCTATGAACCCTCTCCTTCGGCTCGCATTTTTCTGACCAGTTCCTCGACCACGTTGGTGCGAGCAACTTCTGTTAGCCGACCATCTTCTCGATGCTCGATGGGGGGCCTGGTTGGTACATCCCCGCCGGGAGATGCTGCGGACGATAGCGCAGTCAGCTTCCGCGTGCGATCCACTGACGCCGCCGACCTGGCGTTGGGGTCGACCGGGGGCGCCGCGGGGGCGCCGAGGACCTTGGCCAAGAGGGTGTCGTTGGAGCGCAGCACGAACTCGAGCGACTTGGTCATGGCGGCCTCGAGGTTCCCGCCCGTGGTGGGCAAGAAGGCTTCGGGCAGCTTCTGTGCGCCAGCCTGGGCGCACACTGCCTGGATCTCCTCGGGGGATAGCTTGTCGCCGTAGCGACCAGCGAAGTCGGCGGTGACCTTGCGTGCCGCCGCGTTCGCCCGCTCGGCCTCGGTCTGCTGGGTCTGCTGCTGAACTCCCTGCGTGAGCTGGTCGAGCCGGGCCTGGAGGTCCTGGTTCTGTTGCCACAGCTTGGCCTCGAAGGAGTCGGGGTCGACGTCCTCGGGCAGGGTCGCCTTGGCCGGCGGCGGCGGGGGGGCGGAGACAGGCGTCTCGACACCGAGGTAGGCGCGGCGGATGGCCTGCTGGCGCTCGGGGTCGGCCAGCGCCTGGCGAATGGCGAGGAGTTCCTGGCGGTCCAGGTCGCTCATGCTCGCGAACAGGTCGGCCGGGGGTGGCGGAGGCTCGCGCGTCAGTCCCGGGTCGGGCAGGACGGGGGCGGGCGGCAGGGGGGCGGGAGCAGCCGGCGGAGCAGCCCCCACCTCCCCGCCATCTACGGTCCCGCCGTCAGGCGGAGTCGGTGGGTCCGCAGGACTTGGCACGAACCCCTCGGGGGCGCCGGCCGGGGGGCGGTCGCGCAGTACCGCATCGAGAGTCTCGTTCAGCTTGGACGGATCGAACGGGGCGTTGCCGCCCTCCTCGTCGTTCAAGCCGATGTCGCCGAACAGTTCACGGATCGAACTCATGAGTCGTCGTCAGCTCCTACCGCCGCCATCTGCCGCAGCGCATCGGGGTCCATGCCGCTGGGCGATGACCCGCCACCCGCGGCACCGGATGGGCCTTGAGGCGCACCGCCCTGGAGGCCGGCGAGGCCGCCCATCAGGCCGCCACCGGGAGGGGGCCCGCCTCCGGGCTTGGGGGCGCCGGGGGGACCACCGGGGGGAACGCCACCGGGGGGCGCCTGTTGTCCACCGGCCTTGTTGAGGCCGCCGTGGATGAGGTCGAGCACTCCGGTCTGGAGTTTCATCAGCTCACCCGCGAACTGCGTGGCGTCGGGTGCCTTCATCGTGTCGGTGATGGCACTGAGCACGTTGCCCAGGCCCTCGGCGACCGACGCCGGGCCGGTGGACTTGCCAGCCATCTACAGATCTTCGGCGTCTCGCACGGGGCCGGTCTTGCCCTCGAGGTAAGGGTCCGCGCCCCAGGCGTTGGTGAACGTCTGGCCCTGCTGCATGATGTTCGCCTTGCCCTTGGGCATTGGCCCGTAGTCCGGCTTCACCTGATTGCCGTTATCGGCCATCTCATCCTCCTGCTCGGTTGCGCGGACTTTAGCCCCTGGCAGGCACGAACGCACGAATGACGCGAAGGAACCCCCCGCCAGAGTCAAGTCGGGGGGTTCCTTCCGTGTCCCACACGGACACAAAGGGGGAAGGGCTACCGACCCTTCCGACCGTGCTTACGGTGGCCCTTACGGCCACGGGCGCGAGGCTCCATGCGATCACCTCCTCCCAGATCGAGACGACTTGCGATGCGAGCGCTTCGACTTCCGCTTGCCCTGCTGGCTGGCAGATTCGCGCTTGCCTGTAACCGATGACCGACCATGCGCCCAGGCGTGGGCGATGTTTGGGTGCTCCGCGAAGAGGTAGCGCCGTTGCGCCTCGCTCTTGAACGGCACCGACGTCTAGCCCTCAGTCCCAGCCATTGTTCATGGCGTCGTTGACCCCCATATCGCCGGTCACGCCCTCCATGAACCCACCCGGCTCCATGAACGCATTGCGTGACTCGCGGCCGACTGGCTGGCTGCGCTCCCCGAGGTCGTGGCGCCCCACCAGGGTGGACCGCTCGGCGGGAAGGATCGACCCCACGTTGTCCGTCGACATCTCATGGGAGACGACCGCTCGGTTGGCTGCGTGATCCATGCGGGGCAGGTTACGCCTGCGGCGGGGCCTGCACAACTACCCGCTGGCGGCGCTCGGTGAACACCGTGCGGTGGCTCCAGAAGCAGTCGATGAGGACCAAGATGGCGGCGATCAAGAAGATCCAGCCGAGGACCTTGATGCTGGCCGAGATCCAGGTCAGCCAAGTCATGGCCAAGATGATGAACGAAACGGCGACGGACACTCCCGAAAGTGGTCCCATGGTGCTCCTTTAGTGCGCGTGACCCGTTCCCGGGCCCTTCGCTTGTCCCTTCCCCCCACCCTGGAGGGCGGCCAGTATGGCCTTCTGCTGGTCGGCCTGCTGCTTGCGCTGGAGGACCGACTGCCAGTGACTTACCCGATATGCCTGCAAAACATACTGGTCGTCCACCACGTCCATCTCCTTGAGCTGGTTGGCCTCGGCGATGCGGGCCGCGCGCGACGTCGGCTTGGACGACCCGGCATTGACCATCATGGAGAAGCGGAGAGGATCCGGGCCGTGCTTGCCGCCTGGGGTGTAGAAGTGGTTGGCCGAGAGCTTGACGCTGTTCATCTCGCCCTCGGTCCCGACGATGGCGACGGTGCGCGGGACGTCGTAGTTCAAGATGATGAGGTTGGCGACCAGCTCGAACGCCTTGCGCAGCGTCAGCTCCAGGTTCCGCTGGGCCGACCTGATCCTGATAAACCCTGCCTCTTGGGTCGCCGACACCTGCTTGTCGGTGGCGCGCCCGCTCGGGATCTCCCCCTTGTTACCGCCCTGGAGGCCGGCGATCCGCTCGATTTCCGTGAGCCAGAACCCCACGAACTCCATGAGAATTGAAGGAAGCGTCGGCGGATTGAGCCAAGACGGCTTGGCGTTTTGGGCATTGGGTCCCCCGTCCACGTCGTAAATGCGACCGGGCCTATTGATGAAAGTGGAGCGGTCCATCCCGCTGTTCTTCACGCCGACGAAAATCGGGTTGCCGGTGTACTCGATGTTGTTCTGGGTCAGGGCCAACAGACGGTTGAGGGCGATCTGACAAGGACCGATGTCGCGGACGATGGGCGAACCCCAAAGCTCTCCAGTTTCGACGTCGGTATAACGAACAAATGGATGGCGGTTGGAGTGAAATAGATTGCTTGCCATTTCGTCCAAAAGAACACGCCCACCAGAGTGGACGATGACACGCCATTCGCTAACCATGACGTGCTCCGGCGGGAGTGTGGGGTCCGCAGGATGTACTTCTTCCGCATAGTTCTCCTTGATCCAGCACTCATAGACGTTGACGGCGCGGAACGGCATCTGGCTGTAGGGCTGGGGCGCCCCGCCCGGAGGCCCCCAGGTGGTCGCCCCCTGGCCGGCGTCGATGGGAATGAGCGCCCCCTGCTTGGGGACGTTCTGCTCTTGACTCGGCGCCACGTGGTCCTTGCTCACGTCGCCGGCCACCATCGCCTCCCAGATGGTGCGGTCGCTCACCTCGGGGTAGCGGCGCTCGATCTCGCTGGCCGTCATGGTGTGGACCTCGATGATGAACTCGGCGTCCTCCAGATTCTCGGCGAAAGGGTCGATGTAGAGGCACCACGGCGACGTCGACTTGACCGCCACCTGTCCCAGGCCGTTCTCCAGGCCCTGATCCCACGTGACCTTCAAGAACCCGGCCCCGTACATGGAACTGTTCCACAGCATCTTGACGATTTCGGCGTACCACTGGTCGGTCTGGTACACGCTGTTGATGACGCACTCGAGCTGCTCCGCCTGCATATCCATGACGGCGAAGTACGGGCTGAACGGGTCGGCTGCCGGCGTGATGGAGCAGGAGATCTCCTGGTCCGTCATCCACCCGACCCGAGCGTCGATGGTGGGGAACACCTCGTTGGCCCGGATGCCGGCGGCGGCGGGCAAGGTGGAACTCGCCCGGTTCATGGTCAGGCGGTAGTTGCGCTTCCACTCGTTGAGCATGTTGCCCTTCGCCTGCTTGGCGTAGGAGTAGATGTTCTGGAGGCGCTGGACGAACTCCCATTGGTCGTAGCCCGGGCGCTGGGATACCTCGATGTACGTCACTCGGTCAGCTTGTCACGGGCACGTCGACCACGCAGCGGTAGCGCGTCCAGCCCTGAAATGTGCCAGAGACTTCGACCTTCGACCAGTGGTTCTCGGGAGGCTCGCCGCAGGTGTCGCAGACGAACCCGCCATCATCGGCCACTATGAACTTCGCGTCGTCCATTACGCGTTCTCCTTTTCCCAGTTCGCCTTCACGGTCGGCTCAAGATCCTCGGCCCGGCTATCGGTGGTGACGCCGTGGAGCTCGGCCAGGCCCTCGCGGTCCCGGGCGTCGACCGTCTCTAAGACCACGTCCATTCCCAGTTCCTCGCTCTCGCGCTCTTGGCCGGCGTGGAGCAGGGACCGGAACTCGGCGTCATTGCGGACGTAGGCGCCGACGACCGGGTCCCAGCGGTCGGCCGTCTTGAGACTGGTCCGGTCGACGTTGAACGACCGCACCCGCTTGGCCCGCTGGCCGCAGTCGAGGCAGACGATGGCATCCGCGCAGGCTTCGGACTCGATGATCCCGCACTGGGGATCGGCGTAGGCGTACTTCATGCCGACACTCTCGGGTTCACTTCGATGACGTTGACCACATGCGCCCAGCGGCAGTCGAGGCACAGGTTGATGGTCACGCGCCGCGTGGCCCCGTAGCCGCCGTGGATGAACAGGGCAGGCTGGTCGACGGTCACCGTGCTGCACACGCCACCGCACTCGGGGCATCCGACCCCAAGGGGGACGATCTCAGTACCAGTCATCGATTTCACCCGCCTGAGCATACGCGGGCAGGAAGTCCCGTTCTTGGCCCATGCCCGGGATGTGGTCGATCAGGCGCCCCCGGTTGGCCACCACCAGGCGGGCCGCACTCGGCCCCTGCTCGCCCGTGCCGCCCGAGCCGTAGACCTCGTTGAGGTTGAGGCTCGACCACTCGGTCACCGCCGTCATGACCGCCACCCCGTATGCCATGACGCAGTCGTCGTGGCCGCTGCGGCGCGCCGGGCCGAAGGTTCCATCCTCCAGACAGGTGTACTGACGCAGTTCGTGGTAGGTGGCCGGGTGGTGGATGGTCACGTCGTGGCGGGTGATGACGCCCTGGAGCACGCCGATCAGCCACTGTTTCGTCTCATAGGTGGTGTTCCACCCGAGGAGCTGGGCGCTGCGGCGGGCCTTGTCGGGCCGGCGGTCGGTCCAGATGTTGGAGTAGCCGGCGTCGCGCCACACCGTCATCACCTCGCGGCCGCCACCTTGGATCTCGGTGTTGACCAGCGCGTCGTTGTACCAGTACGCCAT